AAATGTATTACCATTCTCTACCAAACTTGTAATCTTGTGTGACACACGTTCTAGATTTAGTGAAGGTGTATCTGGATGTCCTAGTTCACCAAGCGCACGATTGGTGTTGATATATTCTTCTGTATAACGTGCGACTTCATTACGGAGTGTATCCATTTTGTACATACGGTTGTTGCGATTGACTGCATCACCAACTAGAAATGTACCTTCAATGTATAGATTCTTTTTACCGTCTTCTGTTTTTTCGGTAAGATATCTTACATTTTCAATATGTTCTTTAATGAGTTTCATGGAAATCCTTATACGCTATCCAATGGAGGATTAAATGTTGATGTTTTTGCCATTTGTAAAAACAACGTGCCAGTTGCACCAGAGTTTGTAACAAAAACATTTGCTGTAGCAGAGTTAGCAATTGCTGAATCAAATTCAGTCATCTCAAAATTTGAAAATGATGGAAGTTCAAAAATTAATTGCCCTGTAGCATCATTACCACGATAAACTTTCCATACACCTTCTGTTACACCAGACACAATTGAAATGTCAGCAGACTGAACTGTTTCACCGGAATTTCTGGCCATCTGTGAAAGATTGATTCGTGCGTTGCCTGTACCAATAATACGAATCAAAGTTTTTTGTTTCAATGATTGGGTAATTTCGTAGCTTGCCATTTACTTTAGTCCCATAGATTTACGACGGCGCATTGACATTTTTCTTTTCAACAATGTGCGTCTTAGTTTACTTTTTCTAGTTGTTTTCCAAGAACGTTTCAACAAACGTGCTTTACGTAATCTTACTGTTGCTGGTATACGTTTTACTGTGTTACCAGACAAACGATAGCCTTTAATACCTGAACGTCTTACATTTCTTTGTACAACAATTCTACCTTTTTTGTTGCGACGAATACGGCGACGAATCTTTTGTATACGACCCATCTTTACAATGTTTGGGTTGCGTTTTTTAATTGCTTCTTCTAATACTTCTTCGTCAACCTCAATCTCTTCGTACATTGCATCAACAACATACGGCTTTGCTTCTTCTAATCTAACAGAAGCAATATCATCCAAACGTGCAAAGATTAACTCTTTGGCTTCGTCTAATCTATTCTGTAGAATTAGTTCTACAAAATTCATATAGTTTTCCAAACGTTGTTACGGACTCTGTTAGTTGTTGCCAAAAATGTTCTTTGCTATCTTCTTCTAACTGACCGTATGTGTTTATAATTTGTTGTTTTGTTTCTTCGTTCAGACTAATTGTGTTGCCATCATTGAGCAACAACTCTTCTGCTTCCATCAATTCTTTGACATACTCTTCTGCTTGAATTGGTGAATCAAGCATAGGACCATAAGGCACACTGAATACTCTTTTTAGTTTGTCACTCCAATATAAAGCAATACGTGTACCATCTGGATACAATCTTACTGCTTTACGTTTGATTACCAAAATAACAGGCGGATCCGGAACAAGAGGTGTGTCCATACGTGCTTCTTTTTGCACTTCGTAACCTACATCACCAATCTTTATTCTATGTCTACGATGTTTTTTACCTTCAATATCAGTCTTGACATCAGCAGTAGAAATCATACCTTCTTCTAATTGTTCACGTACTGCTTGTCTTGCTTTACCATAAATCTGTTTACTGGAAACCAAATCTACCATGCGATTAAAAAGATTACGCATGATTTCACGATCAGCATTGTTGAATTGTGGTCGTTCTTCACCCATCTTATCTAAGATTTTATGAATACGAGCCAACTGTGCTTTGTTCGCCAAACCAGCACGAACAAGTGCATCAAACTTAGAGTAGTCTTGCTTCTCTTCTTCTACAATAGATTTGAATTCCAGTAAAGACTTCATTCTTGTTCTACAGTTTCTTCATCGCCGGTAACTTCTTCGTCGCTTTGGTCTTTCCCGCCAAATAGAGTAGAAGCGATTTCTTGCTTACGGCCTTGCAGCGCATCGAACGCTTTTGCGGATAAAACATTTTCTATACTTTCTTTTGCCGCTGCGCTATCACCAGCGGCAATGTTATTAATAATATCTTTAATTTCCATAATAACCTTTCTTATCTGCGTCTATTATTTATATTGACCACTGACTTGTTCACCTCATCGTCAAGACCAGGCGTCAACGACTCTTCTTCTTCTACATTTTCGGTAGTATTATCTTCTGGTGGTAACTGTGCAGGCTGTGCGCCTTGTTGCATAGTTACTGGTCCTTGCATGTTGTCTGGTAAAGTATCTTTTTCTTCTTGTATTTGGTTTTGCATATTTTCAATTTCTTCATCAGTCATCATGAGAACCTTATTCATTACATAATGCTGTGAGAAATAACGGCCAATGTATGGATCAACCAAACCTACCATTTGCAATCTGTTTTGTAGCAACTCTGCTTCACGCAATTCTGTAAAGTTATTGTCTTTACGGAAATCGTAGTAAATATCTTCTTTAAACGATTCCCATTCTTCACGTGTACAAATGCCTTTTAGCACCAATTGAATCTTGAGTGCTTCATCAAATACTTGTGAAAACTTATTACGCAGACGAATGACAAACTTGGCAAACTTTAGTTCGTCACGTGTAACTTCTTGACTACGACCAAGGCCAGCAAGCCCACCTTCTTGTGATTCAAGTCTTGAATATGGTACATTAAGAGATTGCAAAAGTTTCTTTTGAAAATACTTGACATCTTCTAGTTCACCCAAATTTTGACCGGCAGGTAGTGTAGAAATTTCTGTACCTTTACCACCTTCACGGCGTGGTAACCAGAAGTCTTCAAGCATTGACATGTGCTTACGTTCGTCACGAATCTCACCGGTGTTGGCATCATACACCAACTTGTTACGGTACTTGATCATGATGTCACGCAGATATTGTTCTGCTTTACCACGTGGCAAATTACCTACGTCAATGTAAAAGATACGGCGTTCTGGCGCACGGCTAATACGATAGATAACAATCGCATCTTCAATCATTCTTAATTGATTGAGTGGCTTGATTGCTTTGTGTAGGTATGAGATGACAAATGTATTCTTGGCATCCATCAAACCAGAATTAATATTGATAACTGAATCTGGTGCAATACGAAGACCTTGACCTACATTTGATGTAAATGTTTGAGTGGTTGTGCCACGGTCATTGTAGACATAATATTCAGCAACCGATACAACAATCATGGCGCCTGTTTTAGGATCACGATCTTTTTTAACTTCACGCACTTTACGAATTTTGCGTGGGTCAATGTATCTAAGTTCTTGAATACCTTCTTTAGGATTTTTATCATTGACTACAACATGATAAAACATGCGGCCGTCAATATACCAACGTTTGAATAAATCATCAGCAAGATTACTGAAGTTCAACATCTTCAAGACATTGTTAAATTCTTCTGAAATCTTTTTCTTAATTGACTCTGGCTGTTTGAGATTATCTAAAACAATATCAACTACTTTACCTCTATCGTCATGAGTAATGGCTTCATTGACGATTTCATCAATAGCCATTTGACATTCGGGGTGATTCGACATCTCACGATATCGTGTGATAAGTTCTATTTCGTTGCGAACAGAACCTTCTAGGTCAACATAGGTACCGTAATACGCATTCTGCGTAACGGTAACAGCACCATCATCTACGGTTGCGGAAGGCAAAGCAAAAGATGCCTGTTCGGGCTTTTCAGCCTTGACGACATCCTTTGAGCCTAAAGTAAAGCCAAAAAGTTTAATTGCCATTAAATATCATCCTGTAATAAAAGTAGGGCAAATGCCCTACTCTTAGACCACACCATCTGCAATCGCTTCCCACCACTGGTAGGTTAGCGTTACAGAAAACTCTTCAATCGTATCATTTGAACCCCAATCAACATCAATTGGTGTGATGTCTGATGGGAATAGACCAACAAATTTATATTTTTTGATTGAGTTACCCGCTTTACCAAACTGTGTAACTTCACCATCAACTGAATAGCCTAATGGTGTACCTGCAACGGGATTACGAATATTTAGATTGTGGCTATTGATGCCATTCATCCAGCGTTCGAATGCATTGCGTACAACAAAGTCTTCATCGTTGATAATTGTTACTGTCCAGTCAGCAAAAGTACGATTACCCACAAACTTTAATTCACGACCAAAGTATTGAACAGGCACAACACCCAGAGTTGAACCTGGAAGTTGTGCTGTCTTACACATGAACGTCATTTTTGTTTGTGCGTTTCCTGGTGATGAGAACGCAGGAAACGGCATACTTACCTCAAATAGATTTGGGCGGGCACCGTCACCTGTTAGTTGTGAACGGAACTGATTTACGTTAAATGCCATTTATTTTTCTCCTGTTTCTCTTTTATTTAAGCTGCACCTACCACTTCATTGAAACTCACACCTGTACGAACTGCAACAAAGTTAAGTTGAATGAAGTTGATAGAACGAGCAGGTTTAATGTAAATGTCACCAACAAATTCATTACGGTCAATAATTTCTCCTGTGTTGTTTGTATCATCACAGACTACACGGAAGTCAGTAATACCACGACGACCTTGAACATCACGCAGGAATGGTTCTACTAATGCAACAAACTGGGCACGTGTGAACTGATCGTTGAATTCGAACAGAGAGAAACGTGCTGCACGTGAGATTGCTTTTTCAAGTACGATGAACAAACGGCGAACATTGATACGATCAAATGCACTTGGCTTGCTCAACATTGTTTTATCACCAAATAGAACTGTGCCTTCACCTGGGAAACTTACTACAGGGTTTACACCCACTTGATATAGATCATCACGATTTGTCTTTGTTGGGTTCCAAGCAAGTTTAATTACATTTTTGATGATACCACGATTCAAGCCGCCTGGTGAGAACCATGGATCACGTTCGTAGTCTGTACGAACACACAGACCAGCAATGTCACCATTCAGAGGAATCCAACGATATGTATCAGAGTATTTGTCATACTGATACTTATAACCAGAATCCAGCACTGAGTATGAAGATGATGTTAGACCATTACGGAATGCTGTAATATCAGTTACTTCGTTACCAGCATTATCAACACAGTCTGCTTTTTCTGGTGAAATAAATGCTACGCAGTCTTTACGTGATTCAGCAATATTGCTGATAACATATGAAGCGATTGTGCTGTTACCTGTACCAGTTACAAGCAAAGAAACATCAACTGATTCTGCATTCTTGAACTGATCCCATCCAGTTGTAACATTTGCTGTGCCACTTGTGCCAACAGCACCAGCAGATAGTGAGTTAGATGAGTTGCTTGTCAGAAGTTTAAATGCACTTACGTTTGCTGTAGAACCCCAAGCAGTACCAGAACCTAGATTTGTTGGGTGTGACAAAGACCAAACATACTGTGACTTATTTTTAATAACATCTTTGTAGTAGTTTGAATTGCCACTGTCATCTTTAGCGTCAGATGCTTTAGAAACGAATGCGTATTTTTCCAGAATTGTACCTGCTGCACCTGTCCACAAACCATCTTCATCAACAACAACGATGTGTACTTCATCGTTAGCACCGCCACGGCTTGCAACGTATGAAGATGTGTTTGGAGTTGCGCTGAACTGGGCTCTGTATGCCCATACGTTATATGTGTTAGCATCAGCCATCGAAACAAGAATGCTGTTACCTAGTTCGCCTGCATAACGTGCAGCCCAACCACCGGTATTACCAAATGAACCAGCAGCATAACCGGTGTGATTATCAACATAATCGTCTTCGTTTTTAATCAGCACACCAGTGCCGTTTGCTGTAGCATTTAGAGCGCCTGAACCTTGAGTACGAACGACTTTAAGATTGTTTCCGTATGCTAGAAAGTTCGCAGCAGAGAACCAATATTCATAATTATTGCTATCTGGTTTACCGAATGAGTTCACTAGACGAACTTCATCGGAAATAGTTGTTACAACACCGATTGGTCCCCAATTAAAAGGTCCTACAAAAGCGCCAGTAGAAGTGGCAACTGAAGGAATAACTGTAGTCAGATCAATCTCTGATACATTCACTCCAGGTGATAATTGAAATGCCATTGGATTTCTCCTTTTATTGTTGGGTCAATATTCTTTTTATTGTCTATTTAGTTTTTTATAAACTTGATGATAAATAACCCGCCGGTGGCTCCCACATGTCACCATCTTCTACTTCCACCTCTCTACGCAGACCATCCTCAATAAAGCCAAACGGCAGCATACTTTCTTCACCTAGTAAATTCTGTTCTTCCAGCATGATCTTTCGTATGTCGATTCTTGTTTCATCTTTGAAGAAAGTCTGTGCTGTCAGCCACGCATAAAGCACCAGACCCATCACAATATCGTCATTGTTGCCTTCTTCGGCAGAATATGAGTCTTTTTTACGAACAAAAGTGTTCAGTTCAGCAATGGTATCAAAGTCATTGATAATGAGTTTGTCATTTTCAATCAATGTTTTGAGGTTAGCACATCCAATTTTCTTGACTGATTTTGTTGTCTTTACACCAAAGGCCACTGACCTTTTGAAGCCAGCAGAGATGCTTTGACCTTTGATATGATGGTGTTCTAACTTGTAGATGTTTTCATATTCTAGGTCATAGTGTAGAATATCCACCACTTGTTGACCTACATTGTTTGTTTCAATCAGCACATAGGCTTGATTATAACGATTGGCTAAAGCATAAACTACCGTTGGAAAAAATAGTAACGGCAATTTATTATTACGATATCGTGCAACTTGTTTGTACGGTGCCTCAGTGGCATCAATAATGTTGACTGTGTGATAGTCTAATGCTACACCTTCTGCACAATCCACGGTAGCAATGTAGATACGACCTGGTCGTGGATCTTCATACACAAAGAGATTTCCATCATCTTCAATTCGTATTGGGTCATGAAATGCTAGTGAACGCAGTTTAGAACCTGAGATGAGTGTTGCTGAAGAACCGATAAATTCTGTCTCAAATTCTTGACGAAACTGCTCTTCAGAAGTGTTTCGTATCGTTTCTTCTTTCCACTTTTCGTCACGACCAGGCACCATTGACCAGTGAATCTCAAGTGTTTTGTATGTAGAACGTTTTTCAATAGCATCTGTCCACATCTTGTAGAACAGATTCAGACCGTTCGGTGTAGAAACAATTATTACTTTAGATGTTTTACCGGAAGAGATAACTGGGTAAGTAGAGGTAAAGAAGTCTACCGCCATGTTGTGCGGTACGAAAGCAAATTCGTCAAGAAAGATTAGATTGTATGAACCACCACGAACACCGGCTGCTGATGTTGCATACGCATAAATCTTTGAACCGTTTTCCAATTCAATAGATCGTTTGTTCCAGTTGATGATACCTTGCTGAAGCCACATGGGTAGATACTCATAGGCTTTTTGTATTTTGGCAAGAATATCTTGAGCAAGTTGGAGTTTGTTAGCAAGAATACCAATTACAAACTCTTCATTGAACAGTGCAGACCAAAGCATGTAACCAACAGTCGTGGTAGTTTTACCAACCTGTCGTGGCATTTTTGCAATAACAAAACGATTATTGTGAAACTGAGTGACCATCTCTTCTTGAAATGGCCACATATCAAAAGGCACAAGACCTTTATCTACATTGACAATTTTGACATAGTTGCGAATAAAGTATACTGGATCTTCAGTACACTTTACAATTTCTTTGAGTTGGTCTTCAGTGTAGGATATTTCAACACCGACTCGTTTGAGTCGTGCATTACCAAGGTACCCATCATCCATAATTTATCGTGTGAAACTCTTTAGCATCCAACCATGTTTCTGATGAGCGTCAAGAATGTCTTGTAAGAAATTACCTACGGCGGGTTCGTCTGCGGCATCAGCAATTGCAATACCAGTACGAAGTTCCATGATGTACTTGTCGTTGTCTTGTGCCAATTCAGACATCATGATAAGCGGTGAAGGTATAGCAACGATGTCTTGCACTTTTGACAATTCCATCATTCGTGCAAGTGTTGTTGGTGCATACGAACCTAACGCACGAATGTGTTCAGCAATTGAATCGGTCTGTTCAAACACAGATTCATAAAAGTCTCCTAAGAAACCATGATACTGTGCAAAGTCTGGACCTTCTACATTCCAATGAAAGGTGTGTGCTTTAAAATACAAACCAAAATTTGTACCCAAGATAACTTTCATTTGTTCGATTAGTTGTTCCATAATTTTATTTATTTCCTTTAATCATTTTAAGTAACTCGTTTGTACTTCCAACAAATACTGCTTTATCTATACTGACACTTTTACTAGATTCTGATTGAGGTGCAAGTTCTTTTTTACGCTTCTGAAGTTCTAATAAATCTTTATTCATCTCAGCCAGATTTTTCATCATTGTGGCTAAGACTTCATATGCTCTTGGTGATTCTGACTGATTCGCTACGGATGCCAGTTCAGACAATGCTCGGTTACCATTATCAATTAATGAACGCATATTGGTACGAGCAAATTCAGCATCAGCATCGATTTGATTAGTAGAATCCTCTACAATAACAGGCAATGTTTCTATTGTTTTTTCTTCAATAGGCTCAACATCAAAAATCTCTGACAAGTTTTTGTTTAGTTTTTTCATAATGTATCTGGCCATTCTTTAATTGTTTCGGTAAATCCAAAATCAGCGGGTGGTGCAGCAGTTGTCGGTGTGGGTTCAGTGATTACCGCAGCGGCATTGATTGATGTTACATCAAGTGTGGCCACATTGTATTTTGCACCTGAGTAATCACCAATTAATGTATATCCTGGTTTAATGTACTCATTACCACCTGTGATAACAAGTGTACCAAGTGAAGTATTACTGAAGTATTCCACTGTACCAAAGAATCCATTAGCAGTGTCACGAATTGTTTCACCAGTGGTATACACATTGTTACCATTGGCATAATCAACATAGACTTTTTGTATCAACTTAGATGTAAGGTCGATATTGACATTTGTATTTGCCTGATTAATAATTTTGCCAGATTTGACTGGTGGCCAGATGAAACTTTTAGCAGTAAACGTCAAATCCCATACAATAATTCTTGTTGTGCCGTCAGACATGCCACCTTCATATTCAACTGTAGATGCAACAGAGTTGAGTATGATTGGTACGGTATATTTTTGATTCATTGCAGGTATAAAATCTACCACAACACTAAAGTCTGGTGTAAAAAACGGCAAAATTTGTTCTAATATTTGTGTGCCGTCTTCTGTATTACGAACATATATTGATAAACTAAATTCAAAATTGTAAGGCACAGGCAGATATTGTGTCGCTACACCAGTATTTGTGGCAGCAGCAAAGTTCTGTAATGTAGAAATCTGTTTACGGCTGGAATCATATTCAAGACTGTCAAGATTAAATGACATTCTTGGTATCACAGAATTGACTGACTTAATAAGATTCGGATCAGAAGTAATCTGTGTCAAATATCTTTCTTTGGGTCCATACGACAACGGCACTTTAAGTTTTTCTTTTGGTGAACCTGATTGTGTATAACGAACAATCTCAAGATCATTAAACATTGTGCCAAACACGACAACCATCTTACGAATGGTGCGATGATAAAATTGTGCATTACCTAACATTACGGTTCTCCAAACGGATTAACTTCCGTAAAGTCAATGATACCATCACTTGCTGCTTCAATACGTGCATTGTCGATGATATCTTCAAATGCTGTGTTTTGAACTGCTGCATCAGATGCAAGTGTAACTGTCCATTGTGCAGAACTTGTGCTGCCTTTTACATTAGCGGATGATGTGAAGTCACCTTGCATACGGTATACATCAACATATGCATTTGGTTCAAAATCATAAACTAATGCTTGTGCTGTAGCTGATGAAAGGTTTGCACCTTGATATACTATTTCATCATTAACAAATTTACCTGAACCGGAACCTAAAGAAATTCGTAACTTTGAATAGTAGTTACGAATGCTACCATCAATTTCTTTTACACCAGTTTCAATGATTTCATTAGAAAAATAAAACTGTTTCATTCTCAAAGCATAGACATATACATTACCACCACGACCACGACCTAATGTATAAAACATTGCCTGATCATTTTCAGATTCAACGCTAGTAATTTCAAAAAAACTTGTGGTCATTGGCACATAAACCAAATCACCTTCACGTGGTCTTGTGTAACCATTGACTGTATATCTAAATCTTAGTCGTGAGACAAGCATTGTAACTTCATCACGTATCTCTAAACCAAACTTAGATATAAAGTCTTGTTCGCCGTCAAAACCAGTTACATTTTCTAAATACATTTCAATTGGTTGTGCAGTTCGATATTCTTTTAAAACATCTTCACCAAACAAATAATCTACTTGATCACGTGTTGTACGTGGCAAATAATAAACATCTAGGCCATAGATTTGCAGTGCTTCAATGACAAGATTTTCCACAAGTAATTGCTCCGAAGTGACTGGAGCATCTGCAAGTCTTGTTGGAAAATTATTAAAATAAAAATTAGTAGACATTAGCCAGTAAAGATTTCTGACGGCAGAGAACCCATCATGTAGATTTGTTCTTCCATCTCTTTGATTTCTTCTGTTGCTTCATCATAAATTTTTTGACCATTTAGTGTAACACCGCCTGGCATTTGAATACCTTCAAACTTTTTAAGGTTATTACCCCATTGTTGTTTAATTTTCGCCGTGGCTAACTGTTTTAGAAAACGGTCGTTCCATACATCAGTGGTACCTTCAATTTGAATTGCTGAATTGTTATGTGTCAGCGTTGGTGGTCCCACTAATGTTAAACTTGTAGGAGATTCAATATTACCAACTTGTTTTGATTCTGTGCCAATAGTAATGAAGTCAAACGGTACAATTTCTTGATCGAATTTTGTGCCATATCCAGTAATGGTATTTGAAGATGGTGAACCTGTAACGGTACCTGTCAATACAACTGTCTCTGGTCGAATTGTACGATAACATTCAACGACAACCCAATCACCAGGTTGTACATCTCTTGTCCAATCAATGTCAAGAAACACTTTGTTTTGATGACGATTAAATCTAAACTGTGGTGTACCAGAAAATAGTAAATTCAATGTACGTAGGTGCTGCATTGTGATTTCATATGACACATAAGATACCGAAGTAAAGTCGTATAAATCATGTAGACGCAGTTGATAACGCAGGTCAAACATGTTAATTGACGCATTAGATTGATCAAATGGAAAAATACCAGTCACAAACTGCACAGCATCAGGACAATAAATCCACTTACGATTAATATCTTCTTGTGTAATTTGATGTTTCATGAACAGTTTTTCTGTTCCATCAAAATGATAATCACGCCAGAAATTTAATGCATCATCAATACGGTCATCTACTTGATCATCGTCAACGTTAATTTCAATAACCGGCCAACCAAGTCGGCGTAAGCAATAATCTTTAAATTGTTGTCTAGTTGAAATAGTCATAAGTTACGGATTTTGATTAGTTGCTTTTTGGAAATTAGAGTTTGCCGCTAACACTGTATAGGTATTAGAAGCTGTTTTTACAACATTGAACGTATAAATGTCAATTGATTCCTGTTGTGTTGTTGCAAAAGATGGTGCAGAATTTCCCAAATAAAATGGTGCTTGTAGCACACCGTCGATGTATACATTTGCACGATACCTTGTTGCACCTTGTTTTAATAAAATTGCTGTAGTAACTGATTGACCTATTGATAGTTGTGAATCAAGCGTATTTTGTGTATTTGCTCTTAGATTAAAAGTTACATTTGCAGTAGTATTTGAAGAAAAGAAATATACTGTGTTGTTCTGTAAATCAATATTTACGTTACCACCAACCGCTGTTGTGAAAACATTGGCGCTTTCAAATACTTGTGTCAAAGATATTTGTAAATTTGCAGCAAGAGTGTTACCTGCGACCTGACCTGCTACGATATTATTAGCACGAACACTGTTGGGCGCCAAATTATCACCAGTAATTGTTTGTGACGCAATCAAATTACCAGTTATTGTACCAGCAACAATATTATTACCACGAATGGCGTTAGCAACAATGTTGTTGCCTGATATGGAGCCATCAGCAATTAGGTTACCAGTGATAGTACCAGCAACGATGTTATTGCCACGAATGGCGTTTGTAGTTACGTTATTGCCAGAAACCGATGTACTAGCAATTAAATTGCCAGTAATACTTGATGTGCCTAAAAGAGGTGAACGAACTCTTTGAATCATTTACATACCTCCAAATAAAAACACATCATCGAAGATGTCTGGAGGTGACACAATATTATTTCCAGATACGGCATTATTTGCTATCAAATTACCTGTTATTTGACCGGCCACGATATTGTTAGCACGAATGGCATTTGGTGCTAAGTCATCACCAGTAATTGTTTGTGATGCAATCAAATTACCAGTGATAGTGCCGGCGACTATGTTATTACCACGAATGGCGTTAGCAACAATATTATTGCCCGATATGGCACCATCGGTAATTAAATTACCAGTGATTGCACCAGCACCAATTAAATTACCAGTGATAGTACCAGCAACGATGTTATTGCCACGAATGGCGTTTGTTGCAATCTTGTTTCCAAGAACTGCACCGTCTGCTATACGACCCGATTCTACTTTTTGTTCTGCCATTTATCTAACCAAAACCATATGCTGTTCTTGAGCCTAAGATTGAATATGTATTGGCTCCCGTTTTTATTGTCGTAAATGTGTATACATCTAACTGTTGACTTGCAAGTGATGCTGAATATGTTGGTCTGCTATTACCACTCCATCTTGTACTGTTCGCTTGATAAACACCATCAATTGAAAGATTGGCCAAATATTGTACACCACCACCTTGTGTTACTATAAATGAAGTTGTAATTGCTTGTCCATTCCCTATCAAACTATCAAGAGGAATTTCTGGACTTACACGTAAATCAAATGTAACATTACCTGCTGTATTACCTGTTAAATAATATACAGAACTATCACGAACAAAAATACTTACATTACCGTTCGCAGAACCTGGTATCAGATAAGCATTTTCAAGCAAACGATTGATAGGTAAAAGTTTTGTTGACGGCAATGAAGACTCAGCAATGGCTATACCATTGACTGTATTTCTTGCAAGGTTTACATTGACACCAATAGTAATGGTGTTGGAAGCAGGGTTGAATGATATGTTACGATTTACATATTCAACATCTGCTCTTCCAGCCAAGCCTGGCTGCAAGCCGAAATAAAATTCTTTGTTTTCATTTACGGCTTGCAGTATTGGTAGTGTAGTTACTGATAACATTTATGCTTGTGCTTCTGTCCACGACAATCTAGAGAATATAGATGCTGCGGCCGCACCAACATTACGGGCACAAATTGTAATTATATCAGGTCCATCTGGGTAGAAACCTCTTGTTGGATCCAATGTACCGCCTCCAAGAATACTATTACCTAGGTCACGAACAAGATTCAATTCAACCGAAGTCGTTGTCAAGTTGCTTGAGCCACCAGATGAGTTAGTGAAGAAACCATAAATGACTTCACCATTTTCAACTCTCGTATCAGTTGCATGGTTAACATATTGAACAAGGCTTGAGCCACCAACTGACGCCCACTGTGGAGTTGCATTTGCTGTTGAAGGATTCAAAATGATTTCAATCAAGAATTGACCGCCCGATAGAAGGTCCATCTGTCGCAAAACCATTTGCATACGATTAATGATTTCACGATCACCAAGTCTTGAACCCGCTACACCATTACTCACGGATGGTGCAATACGGAAACTTTGTAATGCCATACGCTGACCTGCTGGTACACTTCTTGCAATTGACATGCCTTGTGTAAACACAAAAGATTTGTCATCATCAAAACGACCATCCATAATCACAGAAGTGCCCCAATGGCTTAATTTTGGTGCATATCCTGGTGCATGAAGCTCAACAACGGTTGGTGATGTTGATGAGAAAGTAAACGTTTGCGCTGTATTACCCATTGGAATAAATGTTACAAGACCTGTGCCACCAATTTGTGGTGCTTGAGAAAGCTGAATTGAAACGCCAGGTGTAACTGAAGTAATTACAGCAGTGCCAGGAATATTTGCATTGCTTACATACATACCAGGTTGAATGCCTGTTGTTGCTTGACCAGCAACCAAATTCAATACGGTGCTTGTTGTGGACATAATACAGTTAATTGTAGCACCAGGCTGTCCACGTGTGAGGTTGTTAAATGTCCATCCAGATGGTGAATTATTAGATACACCATTATAACTAACAAATTCACTTAAACCACCAGGTCCGCCATAAACCCATAATGTGCCTGCCGTTGGGAAAGTAATAGCATTTGCGACATTCATTGTGCTATCACCAGAAGCAAGTGATGCTTGAAGTCTTGTTCTGCGTGAGAATGTATTAGTTTCATAACGACCTGGTAAGTTGCCAGAGCGCATATATGCTTCATAGTTTACATTATTATTAACTACTTTGTGACAGTAAATGATGTTACCATCCGTGCCACGGAATCCCCAACGAACAAAACCAGCACCATACCATGAATAATCTAGGTACAACATTTGCATTTTACCCAAATCTATGTTATATCCTGAAGGTCCTGTTCCGTCACAACGATCTATGTTCCACGTGCTTTGAGGATATTTGTAGTCAATTGTTTTATTTGCAACTGCTTGGAAAAGAGGTGTTTCACCACGATATTCAGGAGAAATATGTAGTCTTGTGTCTGACACAATTTGAATGACACGATAAGACATACCTTTGATAACGATGTAGTCACCAACTTCAAGTTCAGTTGAAAATTTTGTTGTTACGCCGTTGACACTTACACCGTCAATCTGTGTATTAGCAGTATTTGCGCTAATATAACCAGAAAGTTGACGGGAAGAAGAACGTCTTACAGCAAACAATGTTGTTCCGTCATACTCAAAAAACAATCCATTTTGATCGTCAAACATACCCACACGATTCATTGCACCATACCAAGAGTTTATATTGATTCTATAAAGGCCTGTGGCAGTTGAAGATGATGGTGTGCTGTTTGCAACGTAAGTAAATGTATAAGGGTCAAGCGTTTCACGAACATTGAAAGTTCCGTTATATGCTGTTTCTAAACAGTTAGCAACGTTAATTGAAACGTTTGCATCCAAGAAATGTGGTTCTTTTGTTTTGACTGTTACAACCACACCAGAACTTGTGATACTGTCAACACGCATAGCAGGCTTCATCAATGTGCCAGTTGACATCTGAATGCCCTTACCAGACTGATAACGGAAATAACGGCGTGTTTGACGAATCAATTGATTATTGTGGCCTTCTGCTGCTGTACCGAATTCAACTCCACCATCATATGCACGATGAACAATCGTTGAACGACCTGATGAGTATAAGTTTGCAAGTGTCGAAGTGATACCACCAGCACTTACTGGTGCAACGTTTGCATCAATTCGGAAAGTTGTGTTTGAATAGACACCAGTGATTGTATACGTGCCGTTTGGTGTACCTGATGTTGCCGCAAATGCACCTTGAATAATAACTTCGTTACCTAATGACAAACCATGTGGCTGGTTTGTGGTAATTTGACCGTTTGCAAAAACACCTGTAAAGTTTATGTTTGCAATACCAATGTTTGCACGTGTAAACACAGAACCATTAGCAACAGATGTGACACCTGGAATATTAATGTTTGCACTATTGACTAGAGGTGCTGCTGTGTTTATATAACGTTGTTTTGTAATATAACGAATTGCATGACCAGAAGTCACAGAGTCAACCATGAATGTGCCTTCAGCGGGTCCC